GAAAAAGATGAAGAATTAACCACTACTTACACACTATATAATGTATGAATTGAAAGAATATCTGAAGGCCATCAATCAGTCTAAAGAGCCATTGATGGACTCAGATGATGAAATGTGGGAGAAGAAATATTCCCCATTCATATCAAATCGTTGCCTTTACCCCTTTTCAGACACTATCCTATTAGTAAATGAAATGAACATTTACAATGGGTTAGATAACAAACTTCAATTCCATTTTCTACTAAATAGTATTAGATCAAGGAAAAGATTCGCTCCTTGGCTTAAAACTTCTAAAATTAAAAATTTAGAAACTATTAAAAAATATTTTGGATATAGTGACCAGAGAGCTAAAGAAGTTCTGAATGTTCTTACGGATGAGAATATATCCTATATGAAAACGAAATTAGAAAAAGGTGGAAAATGAATGAAGATTTAAATTGGACATCAAATGATATGTTAGAAGTTACCCTAAGTGAGCCTGATGATTTCTTGAAGGTTAGGGAAACTCTATCAAGAATTGGTGTTGCTTCTCGCAGAGAAAAGAAGTTGTGGCAATCGTGTCATTTACTTCATAAGAAAGGCAAATATTACATTGTCCATTTTAAAGAACTATTTGTATTGGATGGAAAGAAATCAAGCCTTACAGAAAATGATATAGAGCGAAGAAATACAATCGCAGGATTATTAAGTGATTGGGGATTAGTTGGTTTAATAAGTGAACCAGAACCAAAAGCCCCCCTGAGTCAAATTAAGGTATTATCGTTTACAGAAAAAAACGATTGGATACTTGAACAAAAATATAATATAGGTAAGAAGAAAGATGAGTGATATTCGCTTGGTTAAGTTAAAATCTGGCGAGGAAATTATAGGTGATGTAACAGTTATAAGTGGTGATGTTATTATATCTAATCCTTGCCAGTTAATGCCCACAGATCAAGGTATAGGATTTGCACCTTGGCCCCCCTTTGCAAAACATGATAATGTGACAGTTAAAATGGATTGGGTTATTTGTATAACTCAGCCAGTAGATGCAGCCAGAGATGCATGGAATTCAAAATTTGGCTCTGGAATTATACTTCCTAACGTACAGTTGAACGGATAAATAAAACTTGACATTTTCGTTTTACTGTAGTATAATAGATATATTATGGATTATTACACAAATGTAATTAGCTACGGCAATAGTATTCTCATTCGTGGAGTTAAAAACGGAGAGCGTATAACTGCCCGTGAAAAATACCAACCAACTCTTTTTGTTCCAGTACAAAAAGAAACTCAATACAAAACACTTGATGGAAGGAGTCTCACTCCTATCAAACAACAATCCATCAAGCACGCAAAAGAATTCCTTTCACAATATTCTGAACAACAAAATTTAATCTATGGAATGACTCGTTACAATTTCCAGTATATTTCTGATACTTGGAAAAGTGAAATCAACTGGAAGATGGAAGATATTCTAGTTGTGACTATTGATATTGAGGTTGCCTCTGAAAATGGCTTTCCTAAAGTAGAAGATTCAATTGAAGAACTTCTTTCCATCACAATTAAGAATCATCAGTCAAAACAAATAGTGGTATTTGGTGTAGGAGACTATACCAATAGTCGAGAAGATGTCCATTATGTCAAATGTGTTTCTGAAGATGAATTGTTAGAGAAATTCCTTAAATTTTGGGAAACCCATAAGCCAGATGTCATTACAGGATGGAACTCTAAATTTTATGACTTGCCTTATTTAATTCATCGTATCAAATATCGTTTAGGTGAAGATGTAATTAAACGCCTATCTGTTTGGAAAACTGTATATAAAGATAATGTGTATATTGCTGGTAAAGAACATATTTGTTATAATGTGTTTGGTCTGGAACAATTGGATTATCTTGACTTGTATAGGAAATTTACATATTCTGCTCAAGAAAGTTATCGGTTAGACCATATTGCATTTGTTGAATTGGGTGAACGTAAAGCACCAAATCCATACGATACATTTCGTGAGTGGTACACTAAAGATTTTCAATCATTCATTGATTATAATATTCAAGATGTGGAAATAGTAGACCACCTTGAAGATAAGATGAAATTGATTGACTTGATTATGACTATGGCATATAGTGCAAAGTGTAATTATACAGATGTATTTTCTCAAGTTAGAATGTGGGATGTTATCATGTACAATTATTTGAGAGATAAAAATATACAGATTCCTCAAATTATCAGAAAAAGTAAAGAAGATGCGTATGCTGGAGCTTATGTTAAGGATCCACAAGTGGGACTTCATAAGTGGGTTGTTAGTTTTGACTTGAATTCTCTATATCCACATTTGATTATGAACTACAATATTTCCCCTGAGACTATCAAGGGGATGCATAAAACGGTGCCTGGCGTTGATAATATGTTATCACAGGGGTTTGATACCTCTTTTCTCAAGAAAAAACAAGAAACTATAACACCAAATGGTGCATTGTTTGATTGTACCAAATATGGTTTTCTACCTGAGCTATTGTTACAGATGTATAATGAACGTAAGGAAACCAAGAAGTTAATGTTGAAAGCAGAACAGGAATATGAGGATACTAAACATTCTAAACTTTTGAACCTTATATCACAGTATAAGAACAAACAGATGGCACTCAAGATTGCACTCAACTCTGCTTATGGTGCAATTGGTAATCAATATTTTAGATTCTATGATATTCGGATTGCAGAGGCTGTAACATATGGAGGACAACTTTCCATTAGGTGGATAGAGATTGCTTTGAATAAGTATTTAAATGAGTTGATGAAAACTGAAGATGTGGATTACATACTTGCTTCTGATACGGATTCTGTTTATATTACATTTGAATCTCTGGTAGAAAAATTACAACCAAAGGATCCAGTTAAATTTCTTGATACGATTTGTAAAGAAACAATAGAACCATTTATTAGTCAAAAGTATCAAGATTTGGCAGATTATACAAATGCGTATGAACAGAAGATGGTTATGGGCCGAGAGGTGATTGCAGACAAAGGTATCTGGACTGCAAAGAAACGATACATTCTGAATGTTCATAACTCAGAAGGTGTTCAGTATGCAGAACCCAAACTCAAGATGATGGGTATTGAAGCTGTTAAGTCATCAACTCCACAAGTATGCAGAGACAAGATTAAAGAAGCATTACTACTAATTATTAATGGAACAGAAAAAGAACTCAATACATTCATACAGGATTTTCGTAAGGAATGGTTAGGATTTAAACCTAACATGATTGCATTTCCAAGATCATGTAATGGATTAGGTAAGTGGGCAACAACAAATGGTATTTTCAAGAAGGGTTGTCCAATGCACGTTAAGGGAGCTCTACTTTACAATTTCCAGTTGAAGGATAAGAAATTACATAAGAAATATCCTGAGATTATGGAAGGAGAGAAAGTTAAGTTTGTTTACTTGAAGAATCCAAATCCATTCCAGACAAACGTATTTACTTTTCTCACAGAGTGTCCTACAGAATTGGAAGTGCAGAAATATGTAGATTATGAAAAACAATTTGAGAAGTCGTATGTCGAACCATTGAAGTTTATTACAAACTCTATCGGTTGGCAGATAGATGAATCATACGGAACACAAACTAACTTATTAAACTTTTTTAATTAAGGAGAACATGGATTCAAAAGAAGTAATAGATCATAGAGATTTTGTAAATGGTGTCACCTCAGAGGCAACTGTTGATAGTGATGTTTTTATAGATAGACTTGCAGAATTTCAAGATGGTGATATGGTATGGACAGAGCCTCAAAGACTACTTACAGGAGGTATTGGTATTTGCTCTGAAGGTGGAGAACTTTTAGACTTGGTAAAGAAAATACTTTTTCAAGGAAAAGAACCTTCACCAGAACTGAGAGAGAAAATTAAATTGGAACTTGGAGATGTAATGTGGTATGTACAACAAGTTCTCATTTGGGGAGGTTGGAGCCTAAACGAAGTTCTTGCAGAGAATACCAAAAAACTAAGTGGTCGTTATCCAGAAGGATTCTCTGTAGACAAATCTGAAAACAGAGAGGACTAATGGATCTAAAACAATTTATAAAGGAGTCAGGAAATGAATATGCCTCAATCGTGGAAGATGGGGTGGCAGCGGGTGATGTCCATAATTATATTGATACTGGTTCTTACCTGTTCAACGCTCTTCTTTCTGGTAGCTTGTTTGGTGGATTACCTTCAAACAAAATCACAGCACTTGCTGGAGAAAGTGCAACAGGTAAAACGTACTTTGCTCTAGGAATGGTTAAACAGTTTTTGGATGCAAATCCAGATGGTGGGGTATTGTACTTTGAATCTGAATCTGCAATACCAAAAGAACTCATAGAATCTAGGGGTATTGATTCAAAAAGAATGGTAATACTTCCAGTAGTTACTATACAGGAATTTCGCACACAAGCAATAAAGATATTGGATGCTTATCTTGAGGGTGAACAAAAACCGATGATGATTGTCTTGGACTCTCTTGGAAATTTATCTACCACAAAAGAACTGGAAGATACTGCTGCAGGATCAGAAACCAGAGATATGACAAGAGCTCAAATTATTAAAGCCTGTTTTCGTGTCCTGACCCTCAAGTTAGGTCGGGCAAATGTGCCACTAATAGTAACCAATCATACCTATGATGTTATCGGTGCATATATGCCCACAAAGGAAATGGGTGGTGGTTCTGGATTAAAATATGCAGCCAGTTCTATCGTTTACTTGTCAAAGAAAAAGGATAAGGATGGTACTGAGGTTATCGGTAACATTATTCATTGTAAGAACCAGAAATCACGTTTGACTATTGAGAATAAAATGATTGATGTCAAATTGGGTTATCAATCAGGCATAGATAGGTACTATGGACTTTTAGAGTTTGGTGAGAAATATGATGTGTTTAAAAGGTCTGGTAATCGTTATGAAATAGATGGTAAACAGTTATATGGAAAATCCATTTATAGTGAACCAGAGAAATATTTTGATGAATTCACTATGAAACAATTAGAAGAAGCTGCGAGAAAGGAGTTTATATATGGCGATATACACAAAACTGATGGACTTTGTGAAAGTGTATCCGAAAACGATTCCAGATAAAATCTGTGAAGATATTATAGAAAAATTTGAAGAAAGTGAAAAGGTTGAATCTTATGTTGGAATGGAGGATAAACATCGTGAGGGTGGAGAAGGACACAAAGATTATGACATACGACATGGTACAGAAATAAACATAACAAGTTCTGAAGATGATGAGTGGAAATATTATCATCAAATATTACAACAGAATGCCATTAATCATATAAACCAGTACAAGGAAGATTTAGAAGAAGCTCATAAGGAAGCCTCTAAACATATTCGGGGGGTTTCTGGTGAGGTTGGTGTTAATGCTGGTTTTGGACAATTTTATGTTCCAGAAGATCAAATTAGATTGGAACATTTTAGGGTTCGCAAGTATGATGTTATAGATAAAGATACACCTAAAGGTGATTATTTCAACCTACATATTGATATACAAAATTATTATACTGCAAAACGATTTATGGTGATTTTGTTATATTTGAATGATGTCAAAGAAGGTGG